GTTGAGATTAATCCTGAACGTTCTTGTCATATAATTACAGAATTGCGTCAAGATAATGAAAGTTTTTATGGTAAATCTAAAATTTTAGAAACACCAATGGGACAAATAGTAAAATCTCTTATGCTTGATGGTGTTAAATTAGGTGTATCTACAAGGGCGTTAGGAAAACTTGAAGAAAACGGTGATCATAATGACGTATCAGATTTTAGATTAATTTGTTGTGATGTTGTTCATGATCCTTCAGTTGATACTGCATTTGTAGAAGGGATTTTTGAAGCTAAACAATACATACTTAAATGTAACGGAACTGTTTGTGAATTTGTTGATCAAACTTATGATAAATTAGAACAGAATCTTTGTTCTCTGCCAAAACATGGTGATGCAAAACAAGAACAACTTTCTAATTCTATTATAGAGTTTATCAATACAATGAAAAATATGTAAAGGAGATACAATTATAATGAAAGCAATTAATATAGGATTTATGACAGAAAAGTGGGATGTACATAATACATCAAAGGATGTTAAAAGTTTGTATGATGATATTATTGAGGCTGGTATTGAATATGATAATCATGAAAGCGATCTATATGTAAAAGATACACCAGCAACTAGGGCTATACTTGCAAAATATAAATATAAAAATAATGTAGAATCTTTTATTAGTCAAATTGATGGTACAAGATGGTTTGATATTCCGTTTGCATATCAACCATTTTGGGATAAAACACAAAAACGACAGGTAAAAGAGCAAACAATAAAAAATGATCCTATTAATGATAAAAATTTAATAGAAAAAATTAAATCTATGTTGGCACAGGTTAAAAAGTTAGAAGATGGAGAAGAGAAAAAGGAACTTATTCGTAATATTATGCAGGAAATGTCGGCATTGTATAAACCAGAAGCCGAAGAAATTGTTGATATGTTTGAAAAGGATTCATTAAAAACAACTAGAGGTAATTACGGTAAATATATGTCGTTTCTTTCTAATCCAAAATTAGTTGGTATTCATCGTGGGGCTATGGTGATTGCACTTAGAGCCGCTGGTGCTGGACAAGGTTTAGAAGATGCACTTAAAATAATCGGAGGCAATTATTGAAAGCAATTAATGTAGGATTTATGACAGAAACCTATGGAAGAAGAACATGGCAAGGCAAGGGTGCATATCAACGAGAAGATCATTCTGAAGATTATGGAAGATTTCCTCTTGATACATCAGAACAAAATATTGTAGATGCATTTATAGGAAGAACAAAGTTGATAGACCTTTTAAAAAATTTAAAACAGGATGAACCAGAATTGTTTAATGAAGTAATGGAATATATTGTTCTTATGAACATTAAATCACCAAGTGGAATGTAATTTAATAATGAGGTATATTTAAATGAATAAAAAAGTACAAGAATCAAGAGGAATTCCACCAGTTAGAACATGGGTAGTAAAGTTTTGGAAAGATGGTAAGGTTTTTCATGTTGAAGAAGTAGATACAATTAATAAAAAATTTGCATATTGGATGGCAAATGAACAAAGTGGTTATAAATCACAAGAGTCAGATAAAGTAACGGTGGTATTAAGTAACCGACCAACATATCTGAAAAGAAATGTAAAAGAATCTACACTAAAACACAAAGGATTGCCTACTAAAAAGAGTAAAAAAATAAAGGAGTGTAGTATGAAAAAAGAAAAACGGTTAATGTTTGAATTTATTAATAATATTTGTGAAAAGAAGTATTCTTCAGCAAAAACAAATCTTGTTAATATTGTGGACGAGAAAATTAAGGGTAAAATTAGAGATATATCTAAAAAGAGTGCATAATTTTGTATAAAATAACTTAATTTTTTGTAAATAATTATGAATATAAGGAGATTATATAATGACTAAGAAGTTTGAAGATATTTTAAATGCTGTAAATAGTGATGTTCTTAATGAACAATCCAAAAAAAGTATTGTGGAAGCTTTTGAAAATGCGGTTAACGAAAAGGTTGATTCTAGAGTAAAATTAGAAATAGACGATAATATAAAACGTCTTGATGAAAAGCATACCGAATTACTTCAAACGCTTTTAGAGGCTATTGATGAAGATCATACAAATAAACTTAAAAAGGTTTTGCTTAAAGTAGATAGTGATTATTCTGATAAACTTACTAAAGTTATTGAAAAATACGAAGGTATGGTTAAAAAAGAAGCAATTGCTTTTCGTGATACATTAACTACTGAAATGTCTAATTATATGGACATGTATCTTGAAAAAATGATTCCAAGAGACCAAATTCAAGAAGCAGTTAATAATACACAGGCTAAAAGAATTATAGAAAAGGTTAAAGAGTTGGTATCTATTGATGAAGATTTTATTTCGGATACTATTCGTGATGCATTACAGGATGGTAAGAATCGTATAGATTCACTTACTCATGAACTTAATGAAGCAATTAAATCTAATATTCAAATTAATCAAGATTTTAAAAAAACAAAATCGTTGTTAATATTAGAACAAAAAACTGCTGATTTTGATGATAATAAAAGATGTTATGTTATGAGGGTACTTAATGAAAAGTCCCCTGAAGAAATCGAAGAAAATTTCGATTATGTTGTTGAGATGTTCGAGCGTGATGAGGCTGATGAGGCTAAAATTCTTACTGAACAAGCAACGTCTAAGGTTAAATCTAACACAATTGATACACCAGTAGACGATACTAAGACAGAGGATATTATCACGGAAACAACAGTTGTTTCTACAGAACAGAGACATGTTGCCGGATATCTAAATATGTTAAAAGAACAAGATGGGTAACACCACTTGTTTAAACTAAAAAAGAAAAGGAGAATATAATTCCATGATTAAACCTGGACCAAATTATATTAATAAAGATAGAGCAAGCGAACTTGTTGCAAAGTGGGGAGAAATTCTTAATTATGAATCCCCTAGTGTAAAGGCTATTACTGATGACCATACACGTCTAAATACTGCTATTCTTCTTGAGAACCAAGAGCATTGGTGTCTTACAGAAGCTAACGTAGGTTCAGACGGCGGTGTTTTTGGTACAACCCTTCAGGGTACACCAGGACAGGGTGGTAGTGTTGGTAATTCTGACTTCTACGCACAAGGTGACGCTCGTTTGCCAAAAGTATTGATTCCTATGATTCGTAGGACGTTCCCAGAACTTATTACGAATGAAATTGTCGGCGTTCAGCCAATGAGTGGACCTGTTGGTCTTGCTTTCGCATTGCGTTACAAGTATCAGCAAAACTCTCTTGGTCAAGTTGGTTCCTCTGGAGCACAACAATACCAAGACGGTGGAACAGTCCCTGACCATGCATACGGTTTGACTAACACTGGTGGTGCCATGAACTTTAGTGGCGTTACTGGTTGGGGTACAAACTCGGATGAAATGGGTTATCAGAACCTTGATACCAGATTTACTGGTACATCTTCTGCTGGTCTTAGTGGTCTTGGATCATCGGGTTCAGACTTTGACTTCATCGGTGAAGATGATGGTGTCGCAGACATTTTGGCTAACTTCGAATTTACTAGCATGATTCCTCAGATGGAAATCTCATTCGAGAAGACCGCTGTAGAAGCTGGTACCCGTAGATTAGCAGCCAAGTGGAGTGTAGAACTTGAACAAGATATCCGTAATATGAACGGTATTGATATTGATGCTGAAATGACTAACGCTATGAGTTATGAAATTCAGGCTGAAATTGACCGTGAAATGATTATGCGTATGGTTCAAGTAGCTCTTAACGCTGGCGTAAACCAAGGTTATTCACTTTGGTACGCTGCATGTGCTGACGCTCGTTGGCTTGGTGAACGTAACCGTGACTTTTATGCCAAGGTTATTGTTGAAGCGAATAGAGTAGCTATTCGTAACCGTAGAGGTGCTGCTAACTTTATAGTAGCAACACCACGAGTATGTGCCATACTTGAAATGATGCCCGACTTCAAGTTCATGGATGTTAATGGTAACGTTAACACGCAACCTGTTGGAATTGCTAAGGTAGGTTCAATAGGTGGTCGTTTTAGTGTTTATCGTGACACACGTACAGAGTCGCAATGGATGATTGGTAAACGTGCCAATTTGGAATATGCTCTGTTAGGTTACAAAGGATCAGAGTATTATGACACTGGTATTATTTACTGTCCATACATTCCGGTTATGATACAGCGTACAATAGGACCTAATGACTTTGCACCAAGAGTAGGCTTGCTTACTCGTTATGGTGTAGTAGATAACTTGTTTGGCGCAGATTTGTACTACCATGTTATAATCTGTAAGGGTCTTGGACAATCATTTGCCCCAGGATCTGCTCATACATATCTATAAGTCTATTAACGTCTTACAGAGATTGTAAGTATATTAAATCAGGCACCTCAAAAGGGTGCCTGATTTTTTTGTTGATTTTTAATCCAGGTATGATATTATATAAATATGAAAAAAAGAAAAACTAAAACTAAAAGCAAAAAAATAATATGGGAAAATAGAATTAACGTTAAAAATTGTAAAGAAAAAGATTATTGCGATTGTCCATATTGTGCAATTGGAGTTCATTGTATGCATGAAGATAGTGAAGAT